TAAATTAATTAACATAAAAGGAGAAATTAACATGAAGAAAAAATTAGTAGCAGAAGTGGAAGAGTTGAAAGCTGGCAAATAATATGTGTACACCTATTAGGCAATATACAGGAAATATAGAAACACTAGAAACAAAAACAAAAGATTTAAAAGCAATGGCGAATATGAATGCAGAAGTTAATAGAGAGGCATTTAGATATATGCAAGAGTTATTCTTCAATGCAATCATAGGTATATCGATATTCGTTTTACTGTTTGGGTTTGTGGTGTTGATTAAAGTGTTAATTGGTTAAGGATATGGGCGGTGAAATATCCGCCCTATCATAAGAGGTGAGTATGAGTGCTTTTTACAGAAAAACTAGGCAGTATATACTTTCCGCATATAGCTTTGAAAGTTTAGATGAGATTAGTAGCCGTGTATATGATGCTTATAATGTAGGGGAACTTACAGATAAAGAATATCACAAGCTAGTAAAACTTATGGACTATATAGTTGAAAAGGGCGTTAAGTGTATAAAGATAGGGTTATAAGAGGTGAGTAAAATGAATGAAGAAAATAAAAATGAATTAAGTATTAGTGAACCTGAATGGCAAGCTAGATTTAGAGGAGAGTATAAGGGATTAAAAGAGCGTTACAACAAACTGCACAGAATGATTGTTAAATATGATGCTGGAACTTTAGATTTTAAACCAACTTGTCCTATAGATTTGTTGCGTAGGCAAAAGGCTATTATGGGAGAGTATTTAAACATACTTGAAATTAGAGCAGAAATTGAAAATATACGTGGTTTAGAGGATGATAACACTAAAGTAAAAATCGATTATGAAATAGCAAAGAATGGGAGATTTGCATGAGTAGCTATAGTGGTTACGTTGAACACTCCGACTTTTACATAAGACCTCAAAGTTACCAAGATGCATTTGATTTCTTGTGCCAACTTGCGGTAGAGAGTGAAGAGGATGTGTTCTATATCGGTAAGGTAAGTGAAAATATAGATGATTTTGATTTGTATGATGTAGTTGAATTTAGATGGAATGAGGATAGAGGAGCGTGGGTGCAATATGATCACAGATAAACAGGGTGTGGAGTGGCTATTCAAAAAGCTATATGATGCTGGGTGGCGATATTATGCTAAAAATATTGGTGGTACTGCATTTTTAACAACGAAAAAGCCAATTATGAACCAAGGTATATTAGAAATAACAAGTGGTGGTACTACAAGGTGTATTAATAACATAAGCGAAATAATGCCAGAAATAAAGCGGAATGAAGTGTTAAACATTGCAGAAGAATTAGGCATTGTTGACTGGTCAAAAGTGGCAGTTGATACGCCGATATTGGTTAGAGATTTTGAAGATATGAAATGGGGAAAACGTCATTTTGCATTTTTTAAAGACGGAAAAGTGTATACATGGGATGGTGGTGTAACATCTTGGACTTGTGAAAACACAAACTGTGTAATGAGTTGGAAATACGCAAAACTAGCAGAGGTATAAATACATGATATGGTTTATGTTATTTTGTTTGATAGTTGCTATGGGTAATGTGGACAATGGTTATACAAATGCAATTATATTTATAGCTTGGTGCGTGTTGGTTTACTTGATGCTTATAAATGGTGGCTTTAACGAGTGAGGTGAAGTGTTTGGGAGAATATGACGAAAAGAAACTAATAGAAAAGGCGGTTGAGTACTTGCAACCTGTTAAATTAATTGATGTACAGATTGCATCCATCAAGGAAGAAATCAATCAACTACGAGCGAACCTTACATCAATAGGTGCGATTGATTACAGTAAGGATAGAGTAACAGGAGGTGGAACTCCGCAAGGGTTAGAGGGTAGCGTAGCTAGATTTCTTGATACAGTCGCAGAACGTGATAAGCGTATTGATGAGTTATCTAAGTTAAAATGCGATGCAATCACTAAGATTGATAGCCTAGATGAAAAGCTAGGGGCAATCATCTTGCGTTATGAGTTTGTACTTAACAATACAACGGAAGATGCATATAAAATGATTGGGTGTTACTCTACTAAACAAGCTAAACGATACAAGCAAAAAGCATTATTGGAGTTTGGGCGAAAACTTGTCCAGTAATGTCCGCAAATGTCCGCAGTTGTCCGTACTAAGTACGTTCGATATAAGGTATAATATAAAGTGTAGAAGTTGCCACTAAGCGACTTTACTCACTCTTTCCTTAGGACATCAAACACAACAACAAGCACGCCCATATAAGAGCGTGCCTTTGTTGTATATGGGCGAAATGGAACGTATAGCGCTAACGGTCGCAGAGTAGCAGCGCAACCATAATTGATTGCCAGGGAAACAACACTATACTTTTTTCTAATTTCAATTTTGAAGTATGTGTTAAGACAAAAATTTTATATGTAAATTTTACTGCAAACTGATAAGGGTGGGTCGAATATCCTCACAATATATAGCTTATACATTATTAACCTTAAAGATATGAACCTGCCCTAATTGGTTATACACATTGAATACTGACAACTAGCAGCCTCCAAAAGAAACTTATTCATATTCTTGTTGTTACTTAACCTAACACGATTACGATCCATCAAATTGTTAGTTGTTGGCATTGAGTGTGTAATGATCATTGAAAACTAGGTGTGTTTCTCTTTTCCAACTTTGTATTCTTTTATTCACAGTTGAACTCCAAATTGCGTAAATTGTCATATCATCAACACACCTAGTTTTGAGTGATTATTGAAAACTGCAACCGATGAAACACAAAGTGCTAGTGCTAGTAACTGTGTATAGTCAATGGGTTGTGGTTTTGAATAATTAACACAAGGAAACAGAATAAATTTATCACAAAATGGGGTATATTCACGGCGATATACTCCATTTCTTGCATAAATCTATCATAAAGGGGAGATTATGACAGAGGTAAGGTGTTGTAAGAGTAAATGCTTGAACAACAAAAAGGGAGTGTGTACCGCAAGCGTGATAGAGTACGATGGCTTATGTCAAACATACATAACCTGTGGCGGTGCAAGTAAAGGTAATTATGGCTTATGTGTTAGATCACATGGCAAGTTAAAAAGGAAAGGTGGCGAAGTACTTAAATGATTAATGCAATTAAACAATTCATTGAAGATAGAAAACTATTCAAACAAGCAGCCAAGGACTTGAACAATAAAGAACTACAGGCTAAAGCAAAATACGCATACGAACATCGTGGCGATACAATGATTACACTCATCGATGGTTTAGCTATTGTATGTGCAGTACTAATCTTAATTGGTATTGTGTGGTGCTGGATGTGAATTATCAACCAACGATAAAGAAACTATTAACCGCATTACGAATGAATGGCAGACGATATGTAGTCGATACAAGGCAATCATGGAGTAAATACGATAAGCCTTGCAAGATATATATTGTTAGTCGAATGTACACAGAGGAAGAGTACAAACTAACATTTCCTCATAAGTACAAAAAGGGTAAGACCTTTAAACAAGGACAACTCTATAAGAAAGAAAGTGAGTACAGTAGCACCAAGCAACACGAGGTGTTACTTTTTTTAGTTAAGACATATAAAGGTGGTGAGTAACATTGACGAATATAGAAGAATTAGCACAAAAACTAACTAAGAAAGAACGCATATTCGCTGATGAATACGTTAAGACCACCAACGGAACACAAAGCGCAATTACTGCTGGATATTCAGAAAAGACGGCAAGAAGTAAGGGTAGTCAATTATTAACAAAAATAAACGTGCGCCAATATATAGAGGCAGTCATGAACGAACGTAGCAAAGACACAATCGCAACGGCTGATGAGGTGTTGGAATATCTGACTAGGGTTGTGCGTGGTGAAGAAAAAGATGCGTTTGGTTTAGATGTATCTGTTGCCGATAAAACGAAAGCAGCTGAACTCTTAGGTAAACGGCATATGCTATTTACCGATAAGGTCAAACTTGATGCAGAAATAGAGATTGATATATCAGACCGCATGAAGCAAGCAAGGGTGAAATCAGATGAAGTACAACAAGGCACAACTGATTGATGCGTTGGGTTCGTTCACTCATGATCCATTAGGCTTTGTTTATTTTGCATTCCCCTGGGGTGAAAAAGGAACACCGCTTGAAAAATTTGATGGTCCTGATGAGTGGCAAATCAAGATTTTAAAAAAGATTGGTGAAGAATTAAAGAAAGGCAAAAGTCTTTCAAAGGCAATTAAAATTGCAATCGCATCAGGTCATGGCATCGGAAAATCAACATTAGTATCGTTTCTTATTTTATTTGCTATGGCTACACATGAAAATACAAGGGGTGTAGTTACTGCAAATACAGAAAAGCAGTTATCGTCTAAAACATGGGCGGAGTTAAGCAAATGGTACAACTTATTCATAGGTAAAGAACTGTTTGTATACACCGCAACTGCATTGTTTAGTGCTGATAAGCAATATGAGAAAACATGGCGGATAGATGCTATTCCATGGAGCGAAAGCAACCCTGATGCATTTGCTGGTCTACATAACCAAGGAAATCGCATTCTTATTATATTTGATGAGGCATCTTCTATAGCTGATATCATATGGGAAGTTGCAGAGGGTGCTTTAACGGATAAGGAAACAGAAATTATATGGTGCGCCTTTGGAAACCCTACTAAAAATAGTGGACGTTTTAGAGAATGTTTTAGAAAGTATCGCAATTACTGGCACACAGAACAAATTGATAGTAGAACTGTTAAAGTATCAAACAAAGTTTTGTTAAATGAATGGGTAGAACTCTATGGAGAAGATAGCGATTTTGTAAAAATTCGTGTTAGGGGCATTTTCCCTAGTGCATCTGATACGCAGTTTATATCCGCAACAATAGTAGATGAGGCACAAAAGCGAATTTACAAGCCTAATGACTTTAGAAATCTACCGACGATTATCGGTGTTGACCCAGCGTGGACTGGTGGCGATACGTTAGAAATCGTAATGCGACAAGGCTATTCGATGAAGTGCTTGGCAACCATTGAAAAGAATGACGATGATATGCGTATGGCTAACCTAATAGCACAATTCGAGGATGAATACAAAGCAGATGCGGTATTCATTGATCAAGGGTACGGAACTGGGATATACAGTATCGGTAAATCAATGGGTAGACGATGGCGGTTAGTTGCCTTTGGTGGTAAAGCACCTAATGATATGTACCTCAACATGAGGGCGTATATGTGGGGTGAAATGAAAGACTGGCTAAAAGAGGGCGGTTCTATTCCACCTAATGACCAAGGCTTATATGACGATTTAACGAGTCCAGAGGCTATCATTGATAAGAATGGGCGCATCCAACTTGAAAGCAAAAAAGATATGAAAGAACGTGGCTTACCATCTCCGAATAAAGGTGATGCGTTAGCCTTGACCTTTGCGTTCAGGGTCAATAAAAAAGTGAATGTAGGGAGTAGGGTTCATGCTAACACAGAGTATGATCCATTTAAACGAGATAAGGGGTGATTAAATGTGCATGAAAAATAAGATGCCTAATACACCAATGCCAGCACCAGCACCAACTGTACAAACAGATGATGCTACTACAACAACTGGTGAGGAATGGTACGCTAAAAAGCGTAAAGGTAAACGTGGTTATGAAAGTACAATTCTATCCGCTGCACCAACAGGCACTAAGAACACATTAGGGGGTTAGATATGCAAGGTACTATTTTATCCACGCTTGCTAGACAACCAACTGACAAACTACCGCAGAAGAAAGACTATAGCAAAATTAAGGCAAAATTTAAGTCTATGTTCGACAATCGTCAAAAGTACATATCTAGGTGGAAAGATATTCGAGATTATCAACTACCTTTCCTTGGTGTATTTGATGATGAACAAGACCAATCGAAAGTCTACACCGATAAGATTAATAATGGCGTAGCTTGGGAAAGTTGCCAGATATTCGCTAGTGGTGTAATGAGCGGTATGACACCGCCTAGCCGTAAGTGGTTTAAACTCACGTTAGAGAATGTTGAATTAGCTGCTAATAGTAAAGTGGCGGAAGTATTGGATGATAGAGAACAAATATTGTATGCAGTATTTGCTAAGTCTAACTTTTACAACACAGTCCATCAAACCTATATGGAGTTGCCATTTGGTCAATCGCCTATGTCAATCATGCCAGATGCAAAAGTAGGTGTGAGGTTTACATCATATCCAATCGGTACATATGCTTTAGAGTGTGGCAGTAATGGTGATGTAAATACATTCGGTCGCAAGTATCGAATGACGGCTGACCAATTAGTGGAAGAGTTTGGCTATGATGCTTGCCCTGATAAAGTCAAGCGTGCATATGACGATGGCAAAGGTAACGCAAGTACGTTTGTTGTGTGTTGGTTGGTAATGCCTAACAAAGACCGCAACGGAAAACTAGGCAATAAGAATATGCCTTATTCCTCTATCTATTGGGTTGAAGAAAGTAACACAGATGAAGTACTTAGACATAGTGGTTTTGAAGAATGGGCGATACCTATTGCAAGACACACTACTCATGATCTAAGTGGCTATGGTAAAGGGTGTGCATGGTTTGCACAATCAGATGCACAGATGTTACAACTGCTTGAAAAAGACTTAGTAACCGCTATTGAACTAGGTATTAAACCACCTATGAGTGCATCATCTGGTGTAATCGGTAGTGTAAATCTGTTCCCTGGTGGTGTAACAGAAGTTGATACTAACGGAAAGGTAGAGCCAATCTTCAATGTAGGCATTGATGTTGCGAACGTACAAGCTAAGATACAGTTTGTATCTGAAAGCATCAAACGTGCTTATAGTGCTGACTTATTCTTGATGCTTGATAACTTAGATGCAGGACAAATGACTGCACGTGAGGTTATGGAACGTACACAAGAAAAGATGCAGCAGTTAGGTCCTGTAGTAGAACGCTTACAAAGTGAGTTTTTAAATCCAATCATTGAACGTACTTATGGCATCTTGGATAGAGCTGGAATATTTCCACCGATTGATGATGATGTAGCGGAAATGTTGAATGGCTTAGATGTAAAGATTGAATACATTTCGCCATTAGCACAAGCACAGAAAATGTCCTCATTGGTGAATATTGAACAGTACTTTGCTTTCATTATGTCATTAGCACAGGGCAATGCAAATATCGTTCAGAAATTCAACTTTGAAGAGGCAGCGGACATTTACGGCGTAAATCTTGGTGTACCGATTAAGGTTATTCGTTCCAATGATGAGTACAAAAAAATCATGGAGCAACAACAACAAGCACAACAAGAGCAAGAGGAACAAGTACAAGCATTACAAATGGCACAATTAGCACCTCAAATGGCTGGTGCTGCTAAACAAGCAACAGATGCAGCCAATGATGGAAACCCAGTAATGCAACAGTTAATGGGTATGGGGGTGTAGATGAAAACAAAACAAGATTATATTCGTGATCGTGATATTGATGCACTTAACCACGTACTTAGCACAGAGCTGGGTAGGTGGTTTTTTTGTAGACTTTTTGACCATACAGGCATTCTAAAGCGTTCGTTTACTGGTAATTCAGAAACCTTTTTCAATGAGGGCAGGCGGAGTGTAGGTCTAACTTACATGAATATGCTAGGTCGAATTGGCGATGGTGTAGAGGGTGTAAAGAAATATCATCAAGCACAATTGGAATATATCGAACAACAAAAACTATTTGAGGCATTAATAGAGAAAGGTGAATAAACCACATGGCAGAAGAATTAGAACAAGGCACGAATATTGACACAGGTAGTGCGGAAAGTGGTACACCACAAGAGACGAATACACAAAATCAACAACAACAAAACACAATCTTAGGTGGCAGTACCGACACAAGCGGTAACCAAGAACCACCTGCAGAACCTATTGTGTATGATTTCACGAAAGCGTTTGATAGCGGTCAAGTAGACCAATCAATCGCAGATGAGTTTTCTAAAATGCTTAACGGTGTAGGTGCTACGCAAGAGCAAGCAGTAGAGTTAGCTAAATTTGGTAACAAGTATGCTACTGACCTTGTAACTGCTTATGAAACACAAAAGCAACAAGCATTGACCGAACAATACGAAAGCTACAAGGAAAACGCAATTCAAGTATTAGGAAACAAATTTGACGAAACTGTTGCTAAAGCAGGTGCAGGTATAGAAGTAGTTGAAAAAACAATTCCTAATATTCGTGAAATTTTAGCCGAAAACGGCTTGGGTAATCGTGTAGAGCTAATTCAGTTGTTTGCAACGATTGCTGGCATGGCTAGTGAAGATAGCAATACAAGTAATAGCAAGCCAGCTACAGAAATTACAACTGAACAAGAATTAGCAAATCGAATTTATAAGGATATGTAAAAGGAGATTAATTAATGGCAATCGGAACTATGAACCCAACTATTTTAGACGTTGCAAAACGTATGACAGGTGATGGTAATCTTGACAAAATTGTTGAGATGATGAACCAAACAAACGAAATTTTAACAGATATGACTATGCTAGAGGGTAACTTACCTACTGGTAATGTATCTACAGTACGAACTGGCTTACCTAAAGTTGCATGGCGTGTGTTTAATGATGGTGTAGAACCTAGTAAATCTGCAACTGCACAAGCTACTGACACTTGCGGTATGCTAGAAGCGTATGCAGTTATTGACCGTGAATTGGCAAAGATTGCTAACAACGCAAAAGAATTCCGCTTACAAGAAGATCGTGCATTCCTAGAGGCAATGAACCAAGAAATGGCATCCACTCTATTCTATGGTTCTAAAGCAATGCCAGAAAAATTTGTTGGTTTGACACCACGTTATTCTGACAAAACCGCTAAAAGTGGTGAAAACATTATTGATGCTGGCGGTACTGGTGCGAACTTAACATCTATCTGGCTTGTGGTGTGGAGTCCTAATACAGTACATGGTATTTATCCAAAAGGTTCTAAAGCTGGCTTTGAAATGGAAGATGATGGTGTTGTTGATGTAACAACAACAGAGGGTAAAAAGTATAAAGCATACCAAACACACTACCAATGGAAAAACGGCTTAACTGTTCGTGATTGGAGATATGTGGTTCGAATTGCAAACATTGATGTTACTAAACTTAAAAAGGATGCATCCACTGGTGATGATTTAATCGACCTAATGATTGATGCAGAAGAAAAAGTGCCTAACCTAGGTATGGGTAGACCAGTTTGGTACATGAATAAAACTGTTCGTGGTTTCTTGCGTAAGCAACTTAACGAGGGGCATAAATACCAAACTGCAGCTGGTGAAGAGCCTGGCAAAATTACAGTTGATTTTAATGGTACGCCAGTTAGACGAACTGATGCATTGATCATTGGTGAACAACAAGTACGATAATTTAAGGGGGTAACTACTTATGATGTTAGATAAAGATAATACGTTTTTCTTGCGCAAAGATATCACTACAAACACAAATTCCGATGTTGTTTATAATGGCGGTGCTGGTAACGCATATGTTGCACCTTGGCTTGTAATTCGACTTGATAAAGATGTAACTGGTACACCTTTATTCAATGTGTATACATCTGATAAAGAAAATATGGCTAACGCAGTTTTACTTCATGGCATTACGTTACCTGCAAACGCTAAAGCAGGTACAGAGATTGTTACACGTTTAGGGCAAGGCGCAAAAGAGTATATCAGAATTAACGCTAATAATATGACTGCTGGCGCTATTTCTGCATTCTTGGTGTTTGATGCGAATACAATCTAAGGGAGGTAACTATGTTAGTAACAACTAAAAAGAAAATTTACTTATGCGATTTTGGTGTTATTGATGAGGGTGTAGAAATTGATGTTTCTGCAGAAATCATTGAACAGTTTGGTCATGAAACTTTTGAGGGTATTCCAGTTGAGGAACCAACTGTAGAACCTACAGAAGAAACTGTAGAACCTACACCAAAGAAACGTGGTAAAAAAGCGGAAGAAACTGCTGAATAATTGAACGAGGGGTGCTTATGCATCCCTCTTTTTTTATAGAAAGGTGGAAATATGACACCTACTGATATTTGCAATCAAGCGTTATCGCTTATCAATGCAGGTCGCATCCGTTCTATGACGGAAGAAACAGAACCTGCTAGACAATGCAGATTACATTATGATCTAACACGTAAAGTATTGTTAGAACAGTTTGAATGGAATTTTGCACGTAAGCGTGAACGAGCGGTATTATCAGAACATAAGATTGATGGTTGGGGTTATGTGTATGCATACCCTGAAAAGTGTGTTCGTATACTTGCGGTAATTCCACAGGGCGAACGATACCGAGCGGAAAAGCAACGTGAATATGATGTATATCTGACTGATAACAATACAAAGTACATCGTATCTGATGTACCACTAATGCACATTGATTATGTGTATGATGTAACAGATGCAGATGTAATGAACCCTATATTTGTTAAAGCGTTGGTGTGTAAGATGGCATCTGACTTAGCTATGCCACTAACTGGCAATAGCGGTTTATTTGACCAAGCGTACAAGTTGTATCAAGCAGCATTACAAGAGGCAAAATCTATGAGTGCGAAAGAGCGTAGACTAGATATGCCTTATGTGTCTAATTATCTGAAAGCAAGGAGTTGGTGATATGCAACCTATGTACATAGGTCAAGTAGCATTTACTACTGGTGAAGTATCACCAGATGTATCTAGTCGATTTGACCTTGAACAATATAAAAGTGCATTATTGCTTGCTGAAAATGCGGTGATTAGACCTTATGGAGCGGTGGCACGTAGGCAAGGTTCACAGTTTATCGGTTACGCTAAATACCATGATAAGCCTGTTAGACTGTTTGAATTTACCACGAATAAAAATCAATCATTCATGCTTGAATTTGGTGAAAGATACGTTAGAGTATGGCGAAATGGTGTATATACCAATGTTGAAGTAGAAACACCATTTGAGGCGGACATTGTAAGTGAATTAAACTGCATCCAAAGTGGCGATGTAATGTTCATCTGTAGTGGAAAGTACCCTATTCAAACGCTATCACGATATAGTGATACTGACTGGCGAATGAGTGCGTACAAACTAACCGAGCAACCTTACGATGATATTAATACCGATAATGGGCATACATTGACTGTTAGCGGTGATACAATCACATCGACTAAAGATCTATTTACATCTGATATGGTAGGTAGTGTTATTCAGATTGCTTATTACGTGGAGGCGGTACACACTAAGTCAGCTGGCGAAGTTGTAGAGAAAAAAGTTAGACGATATATGCAAGGTCAATCTATAGAAAAGACCTACAACAACATCAATTACAATGTTGGAGCATTCAGTACTGATACCGAGTTATCATGGAAATTCACAACACATGGAACATGGGAAGGTACAGTCAAGTTACAGATTTCTAACAATGACGGACAGACTTGGAAAGACTACAGAACGTACACATCTAAGAATGACTACAATGTTACTGATACAGGTAAGATAGAAACTGGCGCAAGGCTTAAATATGTATCAGATATTAAGAGTGGTTCTGTGAATTGCGACTTATCTATTATGCCATTTACTCAATATGGTATCGTTGAGATTAAAAGTGTAACCGATGCTAAGAATGCAAAAGTTAATATTCTGAATGGTATTAAAGAGGGTGAGCCTAGTTACCAATGGAAATTGGGGAGTTGGAATAAAGGCAGAGGTTATCCAAAGTTATGCACATTCTATCAAGACCGCTTTGTAGTTGCTGCCACAGATAGCAAGCCTAACTTCATTTGGTTCAGCCGTACTGGTGATTACCCTAACTTTGGTGTTGAAAAAGTAGGCGGTACTATCACAGATGATAGTGCAATCACCTTGCCAGTAATCAACCGCAAGATGTACGAGATAAGACACCTAGTACCAGCTAATGACTTAATCGTACTTACTAGCGGTAATGAATGGATAGTAGATGGTAGTAAGACTATTACACCTACTAACTGTTACCTTAAAACACAAACACAACGTGGTGCATTGAAATGTGAACCGCAATTCATCGGTAACAGATGCGTATTCGTTCAAGAGCGTGGCGGTACTGTTCGTGATATGGGTTATAGCTATGAGAGCGACAACTACACAGGGCAAGACCTTACATTGTTTGTTAAAACTTTGGTTAAAGGTCATGTAGCGGTAACAAGTGCATACGCACAAGACCCAGACTCTATCATCTACTATGTAAGAGATGATGGACAACTTAACTGTTTAACCTATATACCAGAACAAAAGGTGTATGGTTGGTCGCACTTTGTTACGAATGGCAAGTATCGATATGTTGAAAGTGTGGCAGAGGGTGAGCAAGACACAATCTATTTTGTAGTAGATCGTGTTATCAATAACAAGAATGTTAAATGTATTGAACGTAGTATTCCATTGTACACAGAAGATAACTCCGATGTGTTCCTAGATTGCTATGTTAAAGTGGCTAATTCAATTAAGACTGATTATATCAACGCACCTCATCTAGTAGGGCAAATGGTAGACATAGTAGTTGATGGACAACAGATGCCATCTAGGGAAGTACCACCTACTGGGGTTATTAAATTAGATGGTAAAGCGAATGTAATTACTGTTGGGTTACCTTATACTACTAAAATCAAAATACCTAGCGTAGAGCAACAAATTAATGATGGAACACTACAATGCAGATTAGTAACTATATCACGAGTTGCGTTGCGGTTATATCGTTCATATGGTGGTAGCGTAGGAAGAACATTTGATGATGTTGATGATTTAATCTTAAAACCTAAAACGCTATTTACTGGTGATACTGTAATTGTGTTACCAAAGATAGCAACTAGCGTAAATACAAATACAGAAATCTGTATAAAGCACTCAAAACCTTTCCCATTTAACCTGTTAGCGGTTACAAGAGAGGTAGAAATTGGCGGTGGTTTCCCAAATGTTCATGGAATGTAAAATTAGCCGTTCTGAGCACGTTTCGTTAATTCGTGAGTTATATATCAACTTACGTTCGATAGATGCATTAGAGGTTAAATATATCAATCGAAAAAATTCAAACTATGGCGAAAATGACTTTGTAAACGATATTCTTGGGGAAGATTATCAAAGTCGAATTGTTATTGATAATAATAAACCATTGTGTGTATATGGGGTATCAAACACATCATTAAATGGGATGCATTGCATTTACTTTTTGGGGAGTAAAGATTTTGAACGTAGTTTAACGCTACAAAAACAATTCATAAAAGTTAGTAGAAATATCATTGGGGAATGGCTACAAACTAGGGAATGTTTATTTAATTACATACACAAAGAAAATCACCGCACCATTAGATGGCTAAAGTCATTAGGTGCGGTTATTCATTACGATATTAACGATGGGGATATGGTTTTATTCACATTGAGAAAGGGGGATGCGAATGTGTAACCCTATTGCATTAACTGCAGCGAGTATGGTGGGTACGTTGTTTACGCAACACCAACAGGGAAAGGCACAAGCTGCAATGTATAACCAACAGGCTAGGGTGGCAGAGGCTAATGCACGTATAAGTGATCGCAAGCAAGAACAAATAGCAGACCAAGCCTTGCAAGAGCGAGATAAAATGTCCGATAAGATGCGACTTATCCAAGGTCAGAACGTGGCAGAAACTGGTGCAAGCGGTTTAACCATGAGTGGTACACCATTACAGTTAATGGCATCTAGCTATGACGAATATAACAAAGACATTCAAAACTGGGAAACTAACAAGAATAACAGTATCTACAATGAATATCTTAATGGTATGAATTATAGGAATGAGGCAAGCACCGCACGAGCAGCAGCAAGTAATGCTAAATCACAAGCTAGAATGGCAATGCTAGGAACGATATTGAGTGGTGCATCTAGTATCTATGGTTTGAAAAGTCAATATGCAAGCAAGAGTGTTGGTAGCGGTAATAACTATTACTCACCAGCTAGTGATGCACTAGAGGCTGCTGGTATGCCTAAGATGAAATTCGTAACCAAAGGTACTATTAGAAATAATAGGTGGGGTATCTAATGAAGTTAATAGGCTATGATAGTAACCAACGCTTAAACACAATTAATGGTAGTGTACAAGCTAACGTAAATGAAATGGCTTATGGTGGTAACACAAGTGGCTTAAATGCTATGACCAAAGCATTGCAAGATGCGACTAATACATGGATAGAAATCGACAAACGAAAAGATTATATCGATGTAACCAATGCCATAAACGAATTTAATAATAGCACTAATAAATTACTTAACGATGATAAAGATGGTTTGATGATTCGTAAAGGTATGAATGCTCAATCTATATTGCCTGACTATAACACTGGTGTGGAAAAAATACAAAAGGATATATTAGATAAATATAAATTTAGAACCAATGATGCAATCAATGCATTTAATAAAGCCGTTGAAACATCTAAAACAACTGATTACAATAACATATCCAAATATTCAAGAGGTCAGTATGAAACCGCATTGAGTATAGCCACACAAAATCAAATTACAAATCTAAGAGATTCCGCTATTCGGTCAGACAACATGGCTGACCAAATGAAAACTATTTCTTTGATGGGTGATTTGTATCGGTCTACAGGGAAAGAGTTAGGGTTAGATGATGAACAAATTAACGAAAAAATTCGTGCTAATACAGACCAAACTGGGAAAAGTTTACTTGATAGATCTGTTGCAGAAAATGATTCAACGAAAGTTGAAAACCTAATAACTTCATTAAGTGGTGTTGTTAGTGAAGATGTATTAACGCCATATAAAAAAATGTCCAATCAAATGAACATCAACAAATTAGTTAATGATGATAATACATATGCTAAGTTGTATCAGATGTATGGACATGATTTAAATACAGGCATGAGTAGTGCTGCTATGTATGTTAGAGCCAAGATGGAAACGCAAAACGAGGAAGCGCTAAAAAGCGGTGCTGGTGCTGACACTCATTTATGGGGAATCGCACAATATATCTCTAAAAAATATGGTTATAACGCTGAAATGGTATATCGCCAGCTTTATCATGAAACAGGTGGTAGTGCTAACTTTGGTAAGCTACAAACAGAAAACCGAAATTATGCTGGACTAACACAAGCTGAACCAAATGGCGAAGAAAACCGACAACGAGATGGTGGCACTAATTATTACAAGGTATATAAGACTGATGAAGATTTTGCAGATGATTATGTCCAAAGTTTTTTAAAATATTATGACGGTCTAAAAGATGTTAATGATGTAGACACATGGGCGCATATTTTAAAAGCTAATTCTTATTACACAGATTCGGAAGCTATTTATTCAGCTGGGATGAGAAATGCCCCTATGTCTAGCGGTGGCAGTCCTAAATATTCAGAAGACCAAATCAAAAAAGCTGAAGATGAGGCTAAGGCAGCATATAAGAATTACTATACACTACAAGAGCAAACTAGAAAGATTGCTATTAATGATCGCTTGCAAGCAGGACAAACAATCTTGAATCAAAAGATAGCTAATGGTGATGTAAGTGGTGCGTTCCAATATGCACAAGTCCAACTAGCAGGAGCAACAACTCCAGAAGAACAAGAATATTGGAGTGGCAAAATGGCTAGTGAAAGACCAAAACTAGATAGAATTTATGAAAAAAGTTTGAAAATGACGGCGCAAGAAAAATGGGGAATTAAGCAGTATGCTAAATCTCATACTTACGAACAAACACGAGCATATGCAGAACGTGTATTGCCTAATAAAATCATGGATGATGAACTTGATGCATCATTACTTGAAATCGATGATAACAACAAGAAAGCTAGCAACATTGATTTAACACCATATGAATATAAACTTGCTACAGTTATGCCAGAAGATAAAACATTGGCTGGTAGTTTTAAATATGGTGTTAAACAAGAAATGGCTGGTCGTATTGAAGAGTTTAAAATTAAACACCATAGACCACCTACAGATGCTGAAAAAGATGAAATCTTTGATGCTGCAGTAGCGACAAGCACATTGCGTAGCACAAGCAAACCATACTTTGGTGATGGAGATGATTATTCATCTACAATAAGTGGCGCAAGTAATCAAGCACTTGGCATTGTACACGCTGAACCTGTAGGAAATCACTATATCCGAGTAACATATAGAGATGGCTCGACTAAAGATATTTACGAATCAGAATACAATGCATTACAACGGAGATACACAAATGGCTGATATTAATCAAAAAGAGCGTGAGGAGTTTCAAGCGTTAATACGTGGTCATGGAGATAGTCCACGTTCCTTTACTGCTAGCGCTGGTGTACAGTCTAGTCCTGTAGGTGGTTTAACACCTATAGGGCAGGCTATTGGCACAGGAATAGATACTGTATCAAGCATTGCTAAAAACACGGCAGATGCATTATCTACAATAGCTAACACGCCTATCAATGTTAAAAATGCAGATGGAAGTGAAACAGTTTCACCATTCGGACAACAAGCTAATCTGTTTCAAGCGATAGGTCAGTTAGGACAATCATTGCCTAATGCTTTACCTGCTGGCTTTGTTAGTAATACAGACCGATTGTTTTTATATAACAACGAACAATTACGTGCTAATGAAGCCTTGCGTATTGCTAAAACTTTAAATATTGGTGCGGATACTGTTATGTTTGGGGATGATAGAGCCTTTGAACGTGCTGATTATCTATCAAGACGTGTAGAACGAGGGCAAGTTTTACAAGATATTTATGATGAGTTTCCAGAACTCTACAAGGTAAAATACAGCTCACAAGCCGAGGGTATTCAAGCCTTAAATAATCTTGAATCGATAAGAAATACAAAAGGTGTATTCGATGCGATGCAACAAAGTATTTGGGCGATGAATGACCAAATGAAGTTGGGCGATGTTGGTTATGAGTTGGCACGTGAAACTGATCCACAAAAGATTAGCGAATTAACCGATGAAGTCAATCGATTACAAAACAACTTACAAAGTTATAGAAGACCAGATGGCAGCAGTCCGCTAGAAGAAGTATTTGGTGCAACATCTGGTCAAGGCTACATGATGGCTAAACAAGGCGGTGTAGGTGCGGTTGTTGGTGCAGTTGCTGGTGCATTAATCGGTGGTTTAGCTACAGAGGGTGTAGGTGCAAGTGCTGGTGCTGCTACTGGTGCTAAATGGGGTGGCGGTGCTGATATGGCATACAATATGTACAAAATGTCATTTGGCAATAAGTACATCGAACTCATTCAAAAGAAAGATGCAAATGGTAATCGTGTATATACAGACCAAGAGGCTAATCAATACGCTATGTCATTTGCTGCTATTGATGCTGGTATTGAGTTTGCAGCAACCGCAGCTATGGGTAAAGCCTTTAAAGCGGTAGCACCTAAAGGAATGATTGCAAAAGCTATTAGTGCTGGTGTAGGTGATACAGTTAAAACCTTTGATAGAGGCATTGGAACAACTGTTGCACAAATGGCTAAAAACTCTATTAAAGCTGGTGTACCAGAACTTTTTGAAGAGGGCTTACAAGATGTAAACGAAAAGGTTCAACACAACCTAACACGCAAGGATAATGACACAGAGGGTTATTATAGCGTAGGTGATATTGCTATAGGTTCGCTAGATGCAATGAAACAAGCATTACCAGCTGTAATAGGGTTTGGCGCTATCGGTGGTGCGGTAGGTGGTGTACGTACGGCAAAGGCTTTCCGTGATTTCCAAAAGCTAACACCAGAACAACAACAAGCAGCTATCATCGCAGAGCAAAACCGCAATGGCGCAGTCATTATGGATAATGTACGTAAGGATAGCACTACCAATAAAATTGCAAAAGAAAACCCTGAACTCTACGGAAAAATCGTACAAGCACAGGGCGATAAAGTTGGAGTATCTACTCAATATGTTGATGTGGCGGAATTGGTACAATCTGAAAATGGACAACTTGCTATCCGTGATATGGTCGATAATGGCTTAGTTACACAAGAGGAAGTCAAAGCAGCTATTGAAGCAGATGCACCTGTAGAAATTCCTATTGGTAGCTATGCACAAGTATCAATGAACTTATCCGATGAAACAGTAGATGCATTGAAACAAACCTCTTACTTTACTAGAGGTGGTATGTCATTAGCTACATTAGAACGTGCAAAACAAGAAGTAGATGTTGCTAAATCGGTATTGAAAGATGATACCTCTAAACGTGCGGAACGTATCAAGGATGATATTATCCGTAATGAATTTGAGGGTGCATCTGATATAGATCGTGAAGTACTTAATGAGGTACTATCTGACCCTACGAATATTAAACGTAATTTTAATAACTTGTTGCACACGTTAAAAGAGCAGTATAGAGAAACCTATGCAAGCGACTTTGACAATGCAGATAAATCTATCAATGATGCGGTAAGTACTGGTATTGAACCTCAATGGCTAACTGATTACAAAGCTAACAATGGTGGTAAAGCACCACGCACTAATGCAGAACGTAGACGAGCAGCATATGAGTATAGCCGAGCAACTACAACTGCAAGCCTTGATGGTAATGCTGATGCATTAGCACAATCTGATGCACATTATGCAGATATGGAACATATGTTAATGCAAATCGAAAGTTTAGAGGCTATGAAAGACAAAGTCTTTGAATTGGCGAACAATGACATAGCGTTACGAATGCAGTTGTCAAAAAGTGGATATGATGTGTACAACGAAGTAGTTAAAGCTATTAGTGAAAGCACAAATAGAAAACAACGTGAAACTGCAAAAGCAAATGCATTATTGATGGCACAACACGCTGATATAATGGCACAATATATGCGACAAATGGGTAAAGGCGGTTATACTGCTATGGACTATTTGCGTGATAGCGTGCGTATCAACATGAATGCGGTTTTAGATAATCAAAATGGATATGCGCAATCTGTAATAATGCAGCAAAAATTAGAGGCTGATATAAAAGCGTGGCAAAAGATTGTTGATCAACAGTTAGCAGGAGTAACATTAAACAATTCCGTTCGTTTAATGGATACACCATTAGTCTTTACTATGCTTGGTTATCAAAGCGGTAGCATATATATTGACCCAAGTATTATCGCTAAAATAACAACTGGAAAGCACAAAAACGAGATAGCTATTGATGATGTTAAACAGTTACCAAAAAAAATAGCTAATCCTGTTGCAATTTTTTATAACTACGATACAAAAAACAAATCGGTAAATAAAAACGAAGTTGTTGTTGTACTTGATTTGTATTCAACTAATAATGGTAGTGCTAATACTAAAGGTGAAAGTATACAAGCTGTATTGACTTTTTCGAAAACAAATACTGGACTAAATCTAACGAAAGTAAAAACTGTTACACCTAGAAGTAGTGATAGTTGGTATAATAAACAGATAGTTAACAACTTATTATATGTTAATACAAAAAAAATAAACCGAATAGTGACGAGCAACAGGCAACAAATCGCCCAACCAATCACTAATCGGTTTATATCTACTAATAGTATACCAACAGAAGTAGATTTAGACAAGCTCCGAAAACAACATAATTATCAATATTATCAATCCGCATGGCATGGTTCACCATATGATTTTGACACATTTGATTTAGGTGCTATCGGTACTGGTGAGGGGAACCAAGTACATGGTTGGGGCTTATATTTTGCTAAAAATAAGAAAGTATCTGTAGCGTATAAAGATGTTTTAGGAGCTAAAGGCTCTTTTGTTATATTAAATGGAGAAAAATGGACTACAGATAACGAAGGGGATTGGACAAACGGGGAAAAAAAAGTCGAGTATGGTAGTGCATTAGGTTATGTTTTTGACGAATTGGAAGAACATGGGACTAAAGAAAAAGCAATAGAATCATTACAGAAAGGCTTAGATAAAAACAGATATCGTGATAAATATCGAAACGAAGCAAAAAAGGCAATTGATATATTAAGAAAAAACGATGCTAGCGGAGTAAAGGGTGGTAAGTTATTCAAAGTAGATATCCCTAATATAGATACAATGCTTGATGAAGACAAATATTTCAAAGAGCAAAATAAAGATATTATCAACAAGATAGTATCAGCCGTTAATGATTTAGAAATCGATAAGCGAAAAGCTTTATTAGATTACTATAAAGAGCATCCGTCCTATACCACCAATCAAGAGTATAAAAAATTACTAGGAAAAATACAGAGTATAAAACAAGATAGGGATTATATAGCTGATGCTTTAACAAGCAATGTAAATAAGATAAAAGAAAAAATCGCTAGAGAAGCTGCTGCTGAGTACGGATATAACTTTGACGAGTTGAAAGCGGATAATACATTTGAAATGGCTAAAAAGCTAATAGGTGAAATTAATGAAAAGTTATCGGCACTAGAAAAAGAGAAAGAAGTTGAGGGTGCAAAAGAAAAAATAAAAGAAGATAAAATCTTGGAAAGTATTGGTGATACATTTACAAAAACACCATATACAGGAAGAGATGTTTATGTTGCATTGTCAAAAGCGTTTGGCGGTGATAAAGGTGCATCTGAATTTTTAAATTCAACTGGTGTTAAGGGTATTACATATGATGGATATACAGATGGTAGATGTTATGTAGTATTTGATGATAAAGCTATTAATATTATCGAAAAGTACAATCAATCCGTTAATGGTATGACCGAAATCATGAAAGATGGTAAACGCATCATCAGCATTTTCAAAACTGCTGATAGAAGTACATTCTTGCACGAGATGGGTCATGTTTTCTTTGATGATCTACAAAAATTAGCATCTATGGAAAACGCACCTGAGCAACTTGTAACAGATTGGAACAAGTTGAAAGAGTGGAGCGGTTGGGTTGATGGTGAAAACGTAGACAATACGAAAGCGCATGAGAAATTTGCACGAGGTTGGGAAAGCTACTTGCGAAGTGGTGAAGCACCAACAAGTGCATTGCAAAGAGCATTCCGTCAATTCTCCAAGTGGCTAACATACATTTATCGTAGCGTTCAACGATTAGGTGGTGAAGTACCATCTGATATTAAAGATGTAATGGCACGTATGATTGCAACCCAAGAGGATATTGAGGCATACGCAGAGCAACAACAATTAGAACAGTTTGAGAAAACAGAACTGTACAAGCAACTATCAGAGCAAGACCAAGCACGTATGCAGTCTTACATTGCAGATGTAAAAGAAAAAGCAAAAGAACGTGTGATGCGAAAACTCATGAAAGAACTTGATAATAGACCTATCAAGGAATGGGAAGAAGAAAAGGATGCAATACAAATCGAAATTGAAAAACGATTGATTGAGCAATATCCTATCTACAAAGAACATCAACGCTATAATGTGTTTGGTGAAAGTGCATTGAAAGATACGCAATACAAATCTGTTGAAGAGTTAGAACAAGCGGAAGTAGAACAAACTGGCGCTACATTTAACGATGCTATTAATCAAGAAATGGACAATGCAAAAGCAGAGTTTATGCGTGATAATAATGTAGGCAAAACTAATGAGCAAATCGCAGAAGAAATCTTGCTTAGTACACAAGGTCAAATGAAACTCACCGAAGAAGAAAGTAAGATTATCCAACAATCTACTAATCGTGAGTTAGCGAAGAACTGGGAATTGCTAGAACGTATTCGTAAGTTAGATACTAACGCAGAAACTATCGATATAGAATTAAATGAAATCGAAAAAGAGGTAAAACCTACTAAGTACGATATTCTTAAATCTGATAAGAAAAAAGTAGATGCTGCTTTATCTGATACTACTAAGCAATTAGAAAAAGCAGAAGAACGTATCAAGCGATTACAAGCTATGTTGAATAACCGCATTAATAATGTACGTTCTATCCGTGGTGCTGGACTTGGTACAATTTCAGACTACATGGAACGAGCAAGAAAAGAGTTAGGTGCATTGCCTATTTCTAATGCTGTACAGTTTAAAACATATCAAAATAAAGCCGTAACTGCTGGTAAGAAAGCAGATAGAGCATTGGCAGTAGGTGATGTTGATAAAGCACTTGGCTTTAAACGTGAACAGATGCTACAACAAGCAAGGGCAAGAGTAGCGTTTGAAAACTTTGAAAAGTCCAAGAAGTTGCGATTGAAATTGAAAAATCAGTTACAACGCATGACTAGACCTAAAAACCCTATAGCTATTGAACCTAATATGCGTTATTTCTACAACCATATGGCATACCAAATGGGTTTAACTAAGTATGACGGCTTACAACCTGTTGATGGTTTTGATATGAATAGTGTGTTAGCTGCATTAGATCCTGATGTTGGTATTCTAAATCAACAATCTATGGTTCAATTAGAGCCTTGGATAGTTGAGATGTTCTACTCTAAAACGCCTAAACCATTCCGTTCTATCACGATGAATGAGTTAGAAACCTTAGAAGAACTCATGACTGGTATGTATAAGAATGGCAGAAATGAGTATGAGGGTACAACAATCTTAAATGATGCTGGTGATAGTGTTTCGTTTGAAAACGCAGTACAAGAAATCATTGGTGAGGCTACAGAAACTTTTGGTAATGCAACTGGTGATGTGTTCAACAAACTCAATAACCAAACTAAAATGGATGCGGTAAGTGGCAAGTTGTATAGTTTTCACTTGGCGTTACTTAAAGTTGAAACATTCCTAAGACGAATGGGTGGTGGTAAAAATGGGTTCGCAGTTAAATATATCTATGACCCAATCAGTAGAGCAACACAAGCCTTTAATGAACGTAAAGAAGTATCTATGCGTAGATTGGCAAATGATGTAGGGATATATTCCAAGCGTGAATTATTTGATATGCGTAATGACCACTTGTACACAGTTGGAGAGTTACACGGTTTAACCAAAGAGCAACTTATCATGATTGCCCTTAACTGGGGTACCGAAAGTAACCGACAACGTGTAATGGAAACCACAAAAGCAAATGAGGTTGAAATTGAACGTGCGTTCCAAGAACACATGACTGATAAGGACTGGGAGTTTGTAATTCGCACATGGGATCATATCAATTCATTCTTTGAAGAGCGCAGCCGAGTACAAGAGGAATTATACGGAAACCCATTGAAGAAAGTAAAAGGTTTAACATTTACTATTGGTGGTAGAAACATTGAGGGGCAATATTTCCCTATCGTGTACAACCCTAAAGTCAATGCATCCGTTAGTGATAACCAAGTTGAAGATATTGCTAAAACTATGGTAAGTAGTAATGCAGTATGGGGTACTGGTATGAGCGCCACTAAATCACGTTTGGATGTAGTCAAAGATAAATCATTGTTACTTGACTTTGATGTAATTCCTAATGCTATTACAGAGGCTATTAACCACGTTACAATGCGTAAAGCGGTAACTGATGTTAATAAGCTAATCAGTAACAGAGAATTGCAAAACTACATTGTAGATAAATTCGGTGCTGATACTTACCAATTCTTACGAACTTGGGTTAGAGATAACTGGCAAGATGAACCAGCAAAGGTTAGTGCGTTTGATAGATTAGTACTTACACTAAAGAAAAATACATCAACCGCAGTCATGGCTGGTAAGTATCGGTAGCATTACAAAATGCGTTGAACTTACCAGTGGCGTTTTATCGTATCGGTGTAGGTAATACGATTAGAGCAATCAATCATGCTGGTTTAGGGTTCTATGGACACGGAACTACTACGTATAACAACACTAGAGATTTTGTGTTAGCACAATCAGTCTTCATGCGTGAGCGTGTTCAAACTTTGGATAAAGACTTGAAAAAAGGCTTATCTATTGGCGGTAAAGGCATTCGTATTAATGACACTAACATTGCTAATTATAGAGCAGAACAACTAGCAGATATTCGAGATGATATAAATCAAATGGGTTTCAGATTGCTTACGGAAACAGACTTTGCCTTATCTATCCCAGTATGGAAGTTTGCATATGATCAAAAGCAAGCGGAACTAATTGGTAAAGAGGGTGTAAGCCCTGAATGGATAGAACAACAATCTATCGAGGCTGGCGATAGAGCAGTCAGAGATATATTTGGTAGTGGTGATACTAAAGATGCTGCTGCTATTCAACGTGCTAGAAGTTCTGTTATGCAAATGTTCGTACCATTCTATTCCTACGCTAATACGCTTTATAACATTATTACGGAGGGTAACTACGCACGGAAAGATACAGGTGATTACGCAAGGTTCGTTAAAATGCTGTGGTGGACATTGATTTCACAAGCAGTAGGTATGATGGCGTACAAAGCTATGACAAATGGTGATGATGATAAGCCTGAAGATTTAGCTAAGTCATTTATCGAAGAATTAGTTGCACAAGGTACTATGGGTATTCCTTTGGTTAGGGATATAACCAATATGGCTATGAAGTTTGTATTGGGAGAAAGACCTTATAATAAAGGAAACACAGTATTAGCTACAAGCATAGCAGAAAAATTCTACGATGTTGGAAACGCTATTATGTCAGACAAGAAAGATGGTGTTGATTTAGGCAGAAGTCTTAGTCAGTTAGCGAACAGGGCAACTGGTTTTAGTGATACTGTTACAGATGGACTATGGACATTAGCTAAATATGCGTTCACCGATACCGATGCAAAACTAGAAGATGTAATCATGGCTATTGCATTTGATCGCAGATTAAAAACTAAAAAAGATAAAAAGAAACATTGATAAATAAGGACTATCCATAATGGGTAGTCCTATTTATATACAACTGAAAGGGGATGTTAAATTGACACCAGAAGTACTAAAACCATCTGTAGTGTATCAATGCGATGGGAGAAACAAGAAGTTTATTTTCCCTTATGATTTTGTCCAAATCGAAGATATTAAACTAACTATCGTTGATGAAGATGGTACAGAGGCGGTACAAGTAGGCAATATCGATTATGACGAAAACACCAAATCGGTAATTTACCCAGCCAATGGGGATGCACTAGCCGTAGGACAAAAGGTTATCCTAGAGCGTAAAACACCAATTTCACAAGATATGGACTTGCCTGATGAGTATCCATTCGAGAATATCGAACACGCAACCGATAAGATCATACTCATTTTACAAGAAATGAAAGCAGAACTAGACCGCTCCTTAAAAATTCGAGTGGATAGCGACAAGAACGCTAATGAAGTTGCAAAAGATATTGTAGAGCGTTCTGTAAAAGCTGCTAATGATGCAATTAATGCTATGAATGTGATTTCTGAAAAGTCCGATAAGATTAATGCTAATGCAGATATAATGAACCGATTGGGCGAAGAAATCAAAACGATTGCATCAACTGTTGACGATAAATTGGCAACGGCTAATACTGCACTTGATACAACCTCTACTAATGTTGCTACTGCAGAACGATTAGTGAGAGATGCAAAGGCTTACGCTGGACAAACTACAGTTGATAAACGAGATATTAATAATCTTGTAGACCAAGCTAAGACCTTAAAAAATGACATTGATAATAAACAAACATCAATCGCAAGTAATGCTATTAAGGCAACAGATGCTGCTAAACGTGCAGAAGTCGCAGCAAGTAAAGCAGAACAAATTGCATTGCCTAATGGCGGTGGCTTGGTTACTAAAACCGAGGCTGATGCAAAATACCAAACTAAAGATAGCTTGTATGGCATTGTGTCCGTAAAAGACTTTGGGGCGGTAGGCGATGGTGTAGCAGATGATACCGCAGCATTTAAACGTGCTAATGATAACTTGAAGAATAAAATCTTGTTGATACCTAATGGCATCTACAAAATCAATGAGCATCTATCGTTCAATACAGTTGATAGCGTAATGGATATGGGTACATATAGCAATATCAAGCCGTTCTATCCTACTGAAACACCGATGCTTAAAGGTGCAAATAATATTGCGTTTGTTAAAAACATTCAATACGGCGATGAGGTGAACCAATGCCAAGGGTTCACTTACAACGATAAGAAGAATGTATTCGTATTAGCTTGTATTAGCGGTGATGGTAACAACCAAATATTATATGAACTCAATTCATCCACGTTTGAGATTGTAGGTACTTATAAATTCAATGACCCAGATAAGATGGGGCATTGTAACACAATGTGTTATAACAAAAATACTAACAAGATTTATCTTGCCAATGGCTTAAAAAATGGTAACAACCTAACAGTACTTAACGCAGATACAATGCAATATGAACGCACTATCACATTGAATGAACGTGTATTCAATATTGGATATGACCCAATCACACGTACTTATGTAAGTATCGTACCTATTAGCGGTCAACAACGATTGCGTGAAATCAACTTATACAGTGATGATTTTGTGAAAATGAAAACATATCAAGTTGATTACCAATACGATGATTTCAATAACAATGGTGCTTTCATGTTGAATGGATGCATCATGAGTGCTACGTTGGGTAGTTTAGTAGAATGTACTCCGTTTGGCACAGTCAAACAGATTATTGAAATCAATAGAACTACTGAAATCGAAGATATAGCTTACTACAACGGAAAATTCTATTTTGCAGTTTTAACAGAAAAACCAAACAAGCGACACCAAGTTGATATTTATGTTGGTGATCCAAACAAAGACTATCAAAACTCAATCAATACTGCACGATTAGCAACGCTTGATTATCTCAAACTAACAGGCGGTACATTAAGTGGCGCACTTAAAATGGCTAACAATACCTTGATTGAGGGGTATAAACCAGATGGTCATGGTGTTGGTATGGCTAAAGTGTCTACTGCTGGCAACGTAGAACTTGGCGATAACTCCGTTAATACGTTTATTAAAGGTAAGGAATTTAAACACTATGATGGCACAGATAGTTTCACAGTACTTACCACTAAACATTATGGTACGGCTATCTATAAGAAAAAGGATATAGACGATAACTTTGTTAAGAAAACAGAAGTAGACCAGTTAGGTTTTCCATATTCTAAGATTGAGGCAGCGACAGACTGGAACACACTTACAACACAAGGTGCAATTGAAATCAACTTTGATGGCGGTGCTAATAACCCACCACGTAGCCACAAACAAGGTATGTTAATTGTAATGAATTTTGGCAAAGGTGCGATGATAGACCAAACATTCCATGCATTCAATGGTGAAACATATCATCGTATGTTCATGGCTGGCACATGGAAATCTTGGGGCAGGGTTCAAACATCCTTAAATAGCCGATTGAAACTGTGGAGTGCTACTGGTGGAAACGAGGTGTATGTTGAATAATGCCTCA